CAAACTTGTATCGACATACAGTTGGTTGCTCGACCTGATCTTTGTAGCCATAATCTTACTTTTTTAAATTAAACTTGTGTTATTGTTTTATAAAAATTGCCTCCACAATATCCGAAAACCCACGGTTCAGCGGGGCTTCGTCCATGGTGACCTCCGTAGTTCCCGTTTCTGTATATCCCCTCTCTTTCAGACCGTTCACAAAAAGGATGACCGATCCTGGGGCGTAAGCGACCGAGGTATTGAAAGTTTTGTTGGTCCCGTTTACCGCCCCCATGAGCTGCTCCTTGTGCAGGGCTGAATAAGCCTCCTCTATTTTGGTTATCCTCCCGGAACCGTCCACCGTGATAATGGCATGTTTGACCGTGCTCCCATAGGTCCCGGCCCCTGCAACATTTGCAGTGTTCGCCCTTAGTTTCCCATCGACTACCGTTATGCTCGTACCGTCAACCAGTGACGGAAGGGCGGAACTCCATAACTGCGAAAGCGCGAGCTTCATCCATCCGGAAGCAAGTGGGTTTTGTACCGCCACCAACAAGTTGTCGGAATATTGGGCTGTCGTTAGGGAGGAAAGAAGCTCAGTCAAAAAAAAATCCCCCGGTCCCTCCGGCACCGGCAAATCTTCAAAGTTCTGGTCAAGGTTAAGGAGCTGTGTGTCCGATGCGAACCTGTAGCTGAACTCGAATTCAAAAAGGTCGTCCACCGTCGAGGTCTGTACCTTTGAGCCCAAGATCACGATCTGCCTGACGGAACCGTCGGGCATTACTTTATATCGCTGTTTGGAGTAGAAAAAATCCTCTATCCAGAGGCTTTCGCGCAGCGTGAGGTAGCCGGTTGACTGTTTTATCTCCGCGTTTTTGTTGACCTGGTATTCACCGAACGATCCGTCGCACAGTTGGGCAACTAGGTGCTCAAGCTTGCGGTCGTTCTCCGATTTTCCGGTGAAGGAAACGCTGTCCGTCCCGCCCAAAGTGTTGGCCCAAAGGAAAGGGTGCTCGTCAACGCCACTGTTCCGGAGCCTGTACCGTTGTACCGGAGTGAGGGGCGCATCTGCAAGGTTGACCAGGCAAATGTCCCAAGCGAAAACATTGCCTGAAGAAAATGCCCTGACCGTTGACCAGCTCACGTCAATGGTCACCAACTGGTTCGTGACCGATCCCTGGACCAGGTCGAAGTAAGTTGTTTCCATGGTCCCATCAACGAGATATGCAATACATTTTATGAGGCAATCCATTGTTGCGTAAAAAGTTGCATACTCCGGTTGGTTTTGTGTCACCGTCTTTTCCTGTGGCTGCCAGCTTAAAAAGTGGCTGCCGACAAAGGCCGCTGCCGTTCCGGAAAGTTCGGCCACCCCTCCTTTTATGGCCCTGAAATTGACGGCCTCGCCGTCGATGATGGCGGTAAAATCCCCGATGGCGTTGTCCTGGATTGTAATTGGCGAAATGGGAAAATTGACCATGAGCAGCTTTTCTATTATCGCTTTCATGCTTATCGAGACGGCCCCGCCGGAAGGTTGGTATTTTTCTTTCAGTATCAGGGCGCTGCCTTTCCACAGTTCGAAGTCCACTTCTGAATTGGAGGAAACCTCGAAGGATTTGAGGTTGCCCGAAAAGGAAAATGTGTCCGGTTGCTGTAAAATGGTGCCCATCCGCTGTTTTTTTGGCGAAAATATGGCCCTGCGACAGGTGGGCAAAGGACAAAAAAAGAAATTTAGACCGTGAAAAGTTCCGCTTCGACAAGGGATATCCCTTTTGTGCCGATGTCGAACCTGAGGGAGTTGACAAGGTAATTGACTGACGATATGTTGTAGGTGTCCTGCCACCGGAAGTTGGCACAGTCAAGGACCGACAGCCTAAAGGACTGCCTTTTTTGCTTCCTGCGGATAGCCCAGTCCTGTTCGTCCTTGACGAGTTGGGCAATGATGCTTTTCTCCCCATGGGTCCGCATCGAGATTGTCCCTTTTGAGGTTTGGTCGCGGGCGTAGGCATCGCCGGAAATAATGGGGTACTGGGCATAAACACGTGTGTCGGGCGAATAATAGACCTTCATCCCCCAATTGAAAAGGAAGACAAGGGGGAAATCCTTGTAGCTGCCGATATATCCCCCGAAAAAACACTCGTTCATATTTTGGGCGATCTGGGGCATCTCGATGTCGATGTCCCACGTCTGGGTGTAGGTGGTGCCAAGCTCATAGACCGATTTTGTGACCCTGCGGGTCTCGTACCTCTGGCCCAAAACAGTGGCGTTGACCTCTATCTTTTCTTCGGCATCGCCTGAAACGTATGGCCTTTGGTTGCCAACGCTTTGCCATTTAAAAACGTCCGGGTCCGTCTCCACTGCCTTTGGCTGCAGCACCGACATGTAATAGGTGCCCGTCGATTGGACAAGGTACATCAAATGGTAATCCGACCAGTAAACGCTGGGCACTGGCAAAGCGGCAAAATCGGCAACTTCGATAATGTTGTTTGCAATGGCCTGTACGGCCAATGGGTCGCCGGAACCTTTGTAGGCGATGCTGTACCCGTCTTTTGGGGCCGAAAAAACAAGCGTTTCGGCAAATGCGTTTGCGCTGAGAAGGTTGTTTGTCGGGCCGGATTGGAAAATGTCCCTTACCAGCCTTATGGAAGCTGTTTTGTTTTTTTCATCAACGATAATGGCGATCCCAAATTGCCTTATCGTTTTGAGGAAATCGCGGACCGTGATTTCCTCAAAGGAGTACCTGTAGGCGATGTTCTGGTGGTTTATCCTTTCCGTGAGCGATAGGCAGAACCATCGGTTCAGGTCCGGGATGGAGGCCATATCGTCCTCCCCAAGTGTCAGGCCACAATACTCGATAATTTTTTTTAGGATGTACCGTACATAAAAACTGTAGGTTATTACGTTCCAAAGGTATTGGGTCCCGGTATCGATCCTGTCATCGAGCGAAGCCGTGACAGGGTCGAACCGATTGATATAGTTTGGGATTTTGGCCTTCCCCCTTTCGGTGTCCCATGCCTCCGGATTGTAAAACGGGGCTATGGTATAATTTACTGAAGGGTAGCAATGGGCAACATGCCCTGTCCTTTGGCGCAACAGTTCTTCTTCGGTGGTATAATAGTTGTCGGGGTCTGTCCCAAGGTCAAGGCCGTTCATTTTACAGTTTTCCAACAGTTTGGCGAACGAAGTTTTTGTGGAGCGCAGCACTATGGGGAAAGACCCTTCCACGATGGGGAAATCCCCTTCGGCAACAGCTTCCCCTGTCAGTACCTGGATGCCGTCAACCTCAAGCACAGCCACCCAAACAAAGTTTTTTGCCGTGGCCGTGCTTTGGATCCTGGCAGCGTGCAAAAGGATGGCTTCGTTGGGCTTGTAGGGGATGGTGAAAGGGTAGGAGAATGCCCCAACCTCGTTAAAGTAGGGGTTCATGGCCGTTATCCCGATTTTTGTATCCGTGTAAAGCGCAACTGGTGAACCGTTTAAATATAGTCTTATCATTGGTGTATATTTGTGAAATTTGAGTAATCAGTGCCATTCGTGAAATCAGGACAATTCGTGCCATTCGTGAAATCAAGATAAATCAGATTAATCCGTTTAATTCGTTCAATTTGTGGCATTTGTGTAATCCGTGCCATTTGTGTAATCCTCGGAATCCATTTAATTTGTGTAATTTGCGTAATCCGTGCCATTCGTGAAATCAGCATCATCCATTTAATCCGTTTAATTTGTGTAATTTGAGTAATCAGAGACATTCGAGAAATTAGTTCGATTCGTTTAATCCTTTCAATTTGTGTAATTTGCGTAATCCTTGCCATTCGTGAAATCATGGGAATCCGTTTAATTTGTTAAATCCGTGCCATTCGTGAAATCACCATCATTCTTTTAATTCGTTCAATTTGAGAAATCCATGACATTTGTGAAATCAGCGCAATCCGTGCCATTCGTGAAATCAGCATCATCCATTTAATTCGTTCAATTCGTGAAATCATCCTAATCCGCGCCCTTCGTTATTTCGTTATCGAGTTGAATTTAGTGATGTCCGAAAGTGCCTCGTCCAAACCGTTGTGGCCATATTTGTTGATCGTTGCCTTTGCTACGATCCCCTTCTCGATATGGGCGTTCAAACGGTTGATGGCCGCGACCAGTGCGGCATTGTCCTGGGCTGGCTGAAGGTTTAACAGTGTCTCTCCCGTTCCGGTGGGCTGAACAAACCCACCCGACACATAGCCGTTTTGGTTTCCCCTGGCAACTTGTACCATCGGTCGTAGGTCGAGCCGTGCAAGGCTGTTGTTCTTTCGCGCCTGTTCAAAAATATGGATGAACGGCAGCAGCCCCGGATTGTCAACCCCTTCTTTGGGTATGACATACTCCCCTTTGTGAACGACACCAGCGGGTTCATACTTTCCACCGGGTTCGGTAAAGCCGCCTTCGGACATCCCCTTGTCTTTTTTGCCCGACATGGAGCCGATTGTCTGTGCCAAAACGCTCGCAATGCTCACCCCTGCCGTTATTGTGTTGATCGTTACCCAAGGCTGGCCGAAGGTGATGGGCGAAGCCGCGACAGCTTTTGAGTTGGCAATGGCCGTGTTGAAGATGATCTGTCCGATGGCGGCAGCTTGCTGCGCCAAAAACATTGCTTTTCCCAATGCTGTTTCTTTTCCAAAGACATCTGCCAACGCTCCGAAAAGGTTGTTTGCCGCGCCGAAAACGGCATCGCCGATCTGTTGCCGCTTATTGAGTTCATCGGTCTTAATGGCGATCAACTTGTCCGACAGCCCTTTTTCGGCCTGTGCTATCCTGGCGGCGTTGCCTTTAGCGGCTGCTAATTCTTCGTTGTACTGTGCCTGTGCAAGCTGCTTTTCTGCTGCCCACCGCTGCACGTCAGTCCCTGCCTTGGCCTGGTCGAACAGGGCAGCGTCCATTTGTTCCTGCAGCAACTTTGCGGTATCGATGTCAGTCAGAACCTTGTCGTGGGCCAGCTTTTTTTCGATGATCGTCTGGTTTATGGCATCGTTCAAGGCCATTTCGTCATTCGAAAGGATTTGCTTTTCTATTTTTTGCTTGTTCAGCCTTTCAAGTTCAGCTTTCCATTTCTGCTCCTGCAAAGCTTTTTCTTTGTCCAGGCCTTCCTGAAGGTTGGCGATCCTGGCATCCGAAAGCTCTTTTTCTGCCTTTAAGAGCAGGTCTTTGACAACCTCCTGTGCCTTGAGTTGTTTTTCGGCAACCTGGGCCATCGCGTCTTCATATTCTTTGCTGCCAACCTTATAGACAGCGGCTTTCGCCGCAAGGAACTTCAGTTCCTGGGAAAGCAGGTCGGCCTTGAACTGGTCCTCGGAATACTTTTCGTCCGTCCGCCTTTTATCGTTGATCGCCTTCACGGCCTTTGCGTTGTCGGCCTCGGCCTTTTCCAGCCCATCTTTTTCAGTGTCCCTCTCTTCCTTTTTTGCTTTTTTCTCCGACTTGGCCTTTCCAAGTTCGTTCAGTTTGTTGATCTCGTTTTGGATCGCCTCGGTTGCCCTGTTCCTCGCGGTGACCTCTTCGACTGTGGTACCCGGCATCCGTTTTGCCGCTTCAAGTTCCTGCTCCTTTAGTTTGATCAGGTCCTCGGTTGCCTTTTTCTCCCTGTCGTTGTTGCCGGGACCATCGGGGACCGCCGTATCCGAAGGTTTGTTGATGATCCCCTTCACCGCCTTTATCGATGCAAGGTAGGTTTCGTTCGATTTTGTCGCGTTTTCGGTTGCCTGGGCCTCCATCAAAGTTTGCATCAACAGAAAGTTGCCCCCCGATTTCAAGGAAGCCCCCACTGTTTGCCAAAACCCAACTTTGCGGTCGGCACCGCTTGCGAGGTCGTCCAAACGTTGTTTTTCGATCTCGGCAAACTTCTGTTCTGCGGCCATAACTTTTGCCTTCTCCAAAAGTGAATCGGTATAAGCCTTAACGCTCATTTTTGCCTTGTCGGTATTAATGGTCTCAAGGGTAAGGTTGCCTAAATATTCAGGGGAAATGGCATTAATCTTTTTTATCGCATCAAGCCGTTCAGCTTTTGAGAGGTTTTCGTTGCGTGCCATATCGAGAAGGGTTTCCAAACGGATCTTTTCCTCCACTATGTTTTTCCTGGCTTCGAGGTTGATGTCGTTTACCGCTTTTTGTGCAACCTGCGCTGCCGTCAGTTTTGCGGTGTAGAAGTACAGTGCCGACCCTGCAGCCACCAGGAGGCCAACAACAAGGCCGATGGGGTTTGCCATCAGGGCGGCGGAAAATGCCCTGAACTGTATGGCTGCCCTGCCCAAATTGCCGGTCAGCAAGGCGGTTGCGGCATTGTAAAGGGCGATGGCGGCAAACTGGGCGTTGTAGGCCAATGCCTGTGCTTTACCTATAACGATGGAGATCAGGCTAGCGGCATTTTTTCTCTCCTCCCACATGGTTGCCAGTTTGGTCGCAACCGTATAGGCAACGATGGAAGCGGTGGCCGTGACGATGACAGGGGCATATTTTACGAATACATCGATCAGGGTTGAAAAAAGCTTTATGGCCTTGCCAGTCCATCCGGTCACAAGGGTGAGCGAAGGGGAAAGCTTTTCTCCCAGTTCCATCGAAACCAGGTTGAGCCTGTTCTTTGCCTGTGCGAGTTTTGCGTTGTTGTTGTCGGTGTTGATTGTTGCCTGTTCGATGGCAACATTTGTTCCGGTCACTGCGGTCTCGAATTTCTTGAGCTCCCCCACGTTGTCGATCAGGATCTTGGCCACCGTGATGTTCTCCACCCCGAACCTTTTTGTCAGTTCGGTGACCGAATAGTTCTTTTTGCCCATGTTTTCAAGTGCAACGGAGAGGCCGACCAGAGCGGGGTTGGTATCGTCCGCGCCGTTCTGGAGGTCGAGCAGCACCGCTTTCAGGCTGCGCCCAGCGATTTCAGGCTGGGTGATGCGCGGCGCTAGTGTCTCTATGGTGGCCACGAGTGTTTCGATGCTGATCCCGGCATCGGCGGCAACCGTCCCTGCCTTTTCGAAAGCTGCTGTGATATAGGGGACTTCTCCCGCCCCCTCTTTTGACCCTGCGGCAATGGCGTTGATGATCCTTCGGGCTTCTGTGGCAGGCACATTGTACTGGTTCATCACCATTGTCAATGCCTCGATGGCCGGCTGGAGATCGGTCTTTGCGGCGTTGCCAAGGATGAGGGCTTCCTGTGCCACCTCGGCCAATGCCTCTTTGTTCTTGAGAAGTTCCGGCCTGGCGGAACCGACTTTGGTAAACGCATCCACGATGTCCTGGGCGCTCTGGGTCACAAGGATGCCGTTTTCGAGCGTGGAAATGCTCATCTCTTTTGCCTTTTGCGAAAGCCATTCCAGGGAGTCGCCGGTCAGGCCGGTCAAAGCAGAAAGGTTGCCGACACGCTCCTCAAAGTCGTTGAAGGTCTTTACCAGGTTTTTGATCCCCATTATGGCCATGGTGGCACCTGCTATCCCTGCGGTTATCAGCCCGAAATATTTGTTCAGGCCATCGGCCATCCCCTGTAAACTCCAGGAGTTTGATACTGCGGCTATGTCCTTGTTGTGCTGCGCCATGATCCCGCGAAGCTCCTGTATCCCCTTTGCGTTGCGGACATATTCGTTGCTGCCGATGATCATGCGCGACTGCTCGTTTATGAGCCTTGTCATTTCTGCCCTGACGCTCTTAATGTCGTTGCTGACCTGTTGACCGTTGATGTACAGCGTGATCCGCCTGTCGTAACTTGCCATAAATGGAATTTTTGGGCAAGGTAAGAAGGAAGGATTGACAGGAAAAGGACAGAAATTTAATTGATAGAAGGTTTAGGAAATAGGTAGAAACAAAAAAAACCGGAATGGTCTCCGGTTTTTTTTGTTTAAAGTATGTATTCTTATTTGCCGTGGCAATTTTTAAATTTTAATTTACTACCACATGGGCAAATATCGTTTCTACCAACATTTTTGAATTGAAGCATTGTTATATCGTTTGCTTCTTGCACATAGTCGATGCTTTTAATTGAAGGTATCCTGAATGTAACGGTGGTATTATTGTTAAAATTGGTTATAGAGAAATCTCCTTGAGTGATCACGTCCATTCCAATTATTACTCCAAAAGTTCCGGCCTCTTCCGAACATTCCGTAACACGGATATTTGGAACAATTAAATTATTGGGCAAATAAATATTCACAAGATATACATTTGCCCATGTAACACCATCAGCATGATGAACCTGTGTTTTTGAAATCGGCTTTAGGTTTAAATCTAAGGCTGTTTGCTTTGTTACAACACAATTTGTGGCACCAGTGTCCCAAAGTGCATTTGTTTTATAAATCCGACTATCCGACGGATCAAATTTATCTCCTATGATGAGTGGGATGGATACACCTATTTCGGTAATGATTTCCCGTAGTTTACCAACTGCTTTGGTTGTGAATGCATGAAATACAGGACTCTTCATTTACCTGAAAATTACGCGGGTCCTAAAAGTCTGGGTATAATTTTCAGCACCTGGCTGGCATTCTTGAATCAGGAAAGTTCCTAACTCATAAATTTTTACAGCTTCAGAGTACGCTTCAATTTCTGTATTGTAAACCCCAACTATCGACTGATCTTTAATCACTAGGTATTTACCTTTGTATTTGGTAACCAGATCAGACTGGTTATCGATGTAGTATTTGAATTCTTGATCAAGCATCGTGTATTGTAATTAAAGTTTGATAAATGAAATACATTTTTTGAACGTACAAAAGTAAATAAAGTTGCAAATGAATAACACACAAATAACAAAATAACAACATTTGTATGCTTTTAAAATAATTGCTCATTTCAATCGTTGTTGGAGTCCACGGCTTTAAGGTAATAAAGAAACCCTACCGCAAATTAATTACTCAAATTTTATACTTAACATTCTCCAATTTGCAGGTTCTGAAATATCAGAATCAATTAGTTTCAATACAATAGTATATTTGTTTCGCATTTGTACCCCTAATGGATTTTGAGCATCTACATGAGACTTGATTTCAATTACATTCTCTTTTATTATTGAATAACTAAAATCATTAAATGGGAAGTCAGCCGATTTAGGCGATTTAAGGTTTTGTTCTACAAAGGTTTTTGAAATAATGAAAGCACCTCTTGAAAATTCCTTTTCATCAACAGTGAAGGTTTGTTGTATTTCTTCCCTCGGAGCTTCAATATATACTTTAACCTCCTTTTCCATTATTGTTTTTCCGCTATTTTGTTGCGAACTGGGTTTATCTGTGATTTTTTTAGCTTCTGAAAATTTTCCATTCTCCCCATACATTCCTAAATTCCCATTCTCCTCAATCAAAAAGAATTCTTTGTTACTATTTCCTTTTTCATCATAACGGTTTTTACCCTTGTATTTCGTTTTAATAATATCTACATCAGATGACTCGCCACCTTTTAAAACCTGTTTTAGGAAGATTTTCTTATTTTTATCGTAAAGAATATAAACGCGTTCAGCATACAATATCTCACTATTCCATTTACCAATAACCTCACCATCAACACTTAAATTATTCATGTTTTTTTCTTCCAGTTCAGTAGTGCCAAGTATCTCAGCTTCTAATTGAGGGGTAAAATTGCTTGTAGCCCAAACACTCCCTTTATTTTTAGTTTCAGGAAGATAATAACCAATCCATAATTTATCGTAGCTGCTTCGAGTGTTTCTCAACTGCCTTGCCAGTGCAACCAATTGATCAATTGTGATTTTGTGCTTTAACTCAATTTCTAAATTACATTTATTGAATCCGTATTTGGGATCAACATGCGGTTTTTCCGAAATAATAGTAAACAAACTATCATTTAAAGCTGCGGTTTCTGTTTGATTTTTGGAAGGTGCTTGTTTTTTGGGGGCTGTAGTTTGCCCACAGGCATAAATTAATAATAATAAAGTAGTTGCGATCAATAATCTTTTCATAATAAATCCGTTTTTTAGTTTATCCTACAAACGTACAAATTAATCTATTACCTTATCATCATCCTTGTCGCATCGACCATTGCATCGGCATGGCAATTACTGGAAGGGGTTGTTCGATGGGGCTGTCCAATCGAACCTTTCGAGTGGACATTGATACATTTTTTCGGGTTCTGGTCCATGGGGTTGCGAAGTAAAAGTGGCTTTGGCCAACTTTTGAAATAACGTCACCTAACCAAAAGTAAAGCTGGGGGACGTTGATACGTTTTTTCGGGGTCCGGTCCATTGGGTTGCGAAGTAAAAGTGGCTTTGCCAACTTTTGAAATAACGTCACCTAACCAAAAGTAGAGCTGGGGGACGTTGATACGTTTTTTCGGGTTCCGGCCCTTGTTTCCGAAGTTGGCTCTTAATGTGCTGCCACAAAAAAAGCCCGCTTTCGGGGCTTTTCCTGGTCAACAAGTTGCAGGTTACTTGTCGAAATTGATCAGTTCCCAGGAGGCATATTCTTCATTTTCTTCTTCCCATGCTTTAAGGCTGGCAGAATCCGTATTTGAAGCCCATTTGAATTGGAAATTAGTTGAAGGGTTTTCTACACTGTAATTTGCGGAAGTTTCTTTAGATGTTTTCATGGCACAAAAATTTTAGTTAAAAATTATATGCCGGTTACAAGTGCGTCGTGGAGGGGCAGTCAAGGAGGAACTGGAATACCGGAAAGCAGTGAGGATATGCCGGGAAAATCCTTTAATGAGGGGACCGTTACCCGGAACGATACACAACCTTTGCAGAGAATTTCAACGGAATTTTGCCTTGGGAATAGCAAAACGGACGCCCAATCACATCGAAAACCTAAAAAACCAGTTTCCTAAGTTGGTGCCTAAATTCTGCCGGTCAAATCAAAAGGAAGAAAAATGAACTGCCACCGGTCTTATTACATTTGGCAAACCTGCAGTCCATTGGGAAAAGCTCAAAGGGGTTAAAGAATACGGGGGTTCAGGCCCATGGGGTTGCGAAGTAAAAGTGGCATTGCCAACTTTTGATATAACGTCACCTAACCAAAAGTAGAGCTGGGGGACGTTGATACGTTTTTTCGAGTTCCGTTCCAAGGGGTTCTGAAGTAAAAGTGGCTTTGCCAACTTTTGATATAACGTCACCAAACCAAAAGTAGAGCTGGGGGACGTTGATACGTTTTTTCTGGGTCCTGGTACATGGGGTTTTGAAGTAAAAGTGGCTTTGCCAACTTTTGAAATAACGTCACCTAACCAAAAGTAGATCTGTGGGGGACGTTGATACATTTTTTCGGGGTCCTAGTACATGGGGTTGCGAAGTAAAAGTGGCTTTGCCAACTTTTGAAATAACGTCACCTAACCAAAAGTAAAGCTGGGGGACGTTGATACGTTTTTTCGGGTTCCTGTCCATGGGGTTGCGAAGTAAAAGTGGCTTTGCCAACTTTTGAAATAACGTCACCTAACCAAAAGTAGAGCTGGGTGACGTTGATACATTTATTCTGGGTCCTGGTTTGTGGCTTGACAGGTTGGTTCCCAAAAGTCAATGGCCAGGATGGGGACCGCGGGTTTCATCCTTTTTTAATTTCCTACCGGATCATCATCCTTGTCGCATTGACTACCGCGTCGGCGTTGATTTCAGCCAACCTGTCGGCAAGTTCCGGAAGTGTTTGTTCGATAATGGGGTTGAACCACTCGAAAGGTTCGCGTGGGCGTTGGCGGTCGGTGCGCGAAAGCATCTGCCGCGTTTCGGGATCCGCAACTTTTGCCGTGCGGATGACCATTCCCCCCTGCATTTCATAGCCACGGCCAACTCCCTTATGGACAAACACCCCGTGCCTTTCGAACACGAACGACAGGCCGGTTATTGCTCCGTAAGTTTGCCTTGTGTTGGTGCGGATGCTGTTTGCGAGTTTGCGCTCCGACCTGCCAGGACGGCTAACGGTCCCACCTTTGCCGTGTGCCAATACAAAAGTGGCCCCGCGCATGTAGCTCTGCACTTTTGAAGCCCATTGTTTGACCGCTGCGTTCTGCTCTTCTGGATTGAACCCGGTTGCGGAAACTATTGGAGCCGGAGTGCCATTTGCGATGTTCTGGTTTGCCATGGTTCTTTTTAAAGCGAAACATTGAAGTCCCATTTTGCTGGGTCAACATCGACGGACAATGGCGATACCACCGTAAAAGTGCAGCGGATGCCATAATTGTTGTCGGTAGTGTTGGCGATCAAAGCTACCTGCAAGCTGTTCAGGTCGATCCCTTTGATGACCTGGATTGCAGGGTTGCGCTTGTCCGTCCTGATCCGTGCTACCAGATCGTCACAGATGGATTCCATATTGTCCCATACCTGGTGCATCGAATCGAAATCTCCAACATCTTTGAGGTGGTCGATGAGACAGAATGCACCGGTGCGTTCCTTCAGCACGTTGTCGCTTTGCTTGTCGGTCAGGGAATAACGATATCCTTCCAGTATCAATGCAGGATAATGTACGTTTTTGAGGTTGGTTAGCACCTCCTCCAATTCGAAACGGTAAAAATGCTTTTCGTTCTCGCGGTGCATGATTGCAACATGTTGGGCAGCAAGGATGGCGAAATAGGATATGAGGTCCGAAAATTTTGTATTCATTGGAGAAATGGATTGCATGGATTATTAAAAGATTACATGGATTTCAGGCGGGAACTTTCCTTGAATTTTTCGGTAAGGTGCCTAAATACGGAGTGGACCGGAAGCTCTGCATAACGGTCGCGGTTGATCAGGTCGTCACCAACAAGAGAATCGAACAGTTTCAACCAGGACGATTGGGAATTTGGGGCTTTTTTAATGGTTTTTTCTTCATCGGTCGAAGGGGCCACAAAAATCAATGGATATGCTTTTTGTAACCACGTGACCACCAGCCCCCAGTTGAAGGCAATAGCCTGACGGGTGCCGATCCTTGTTTTTGAGACCAAAACCGCACGGTCGGCAACCTTTTCGCTGTCGAATTTCTCCCCCTTGTTCAGGAAGATGGTCGCAACTAAATTGTCCAATGCAGTTTCGTTTTTGGACTTTATCCATTCCATATAATAGGCATCGGCAAAAATAAACTGCCCAAATTGCATATTCGAAAGTTTGGGGCGGGGGCAAACCAGATTGGTTCCTGGCAACGATCGGACAATAAATTCGGGGTGCAACATACCAGAATTGCCAACAAACGAAATGCTTTCTGAAAGTTTCAAAATGTTGTATGGGTGCATTTTGCGCAACAACCGTCTGCCAATTCCTGTGATGGCAGAAAGGAACCGGATGTCTGGCACAGCCCCGTTGACAGTGCCTACGATTGCGACAAATTGCAGCGGTGTAAGTTCGCCCCAACTGGTCGGCACCCTAAATTCAAGGCTCCGGTTGAACCCCAAAACTGGATAGGTAATACAAACATTGTTCATGGAATCTGTTTTTTTAGTGGGGGACTATTTGGACAGTTTGGACAATTAGGCCCAGAAAGTTTTTTTTGTGGTGTTGTTCCTGCGAAGTATCCTCCCTGGAGAAGCGGTCGTTCTGGGGAAGTCGGCAGCATGTACGGTAAGGTACGAGCGCAAACTGTCCAAAAACGTGTTCCCAATGTTGCGGTTGCGCATGACCAGGATCGCAATGCGGTCAGCCGGTGATGGTTTTACCTGAACATCGCTGTTGCCCAACGCAACGGTTGACGCGAAATATAGGCCGTTGTCGGTAAGGTCCGCACCACTTTCTTCCATCAAAAGTGCCGATGAAAGGTAAGCCAATGGCACCCTGATTTGCTCGACAAGTGCCGAAACAGCCGCTGCCGGTGTCTCTTTTTCCATCTCGCTTTTCACGTAAGCATACGTTTCTGCTCCCAAGAGCGGAATAATATCTGTATATTCCACCAAAACCAGCAGCGGCTTCAACCTCAAAAAGGTCAACCGGCTGTTGTTGATGTTTACGATCCCATTGTAAATTGTTGTGGAAGGGATAAATTCTTCGCGCAATGCTGCCCTTGAGGGACTGTCTGCAAAAACTGGCAACCGGGCAATGTTGGTTTCCATATAGGCCAACACTGCATCGATGCCATTGAAGCCGTTGTCGCGGAAATAGCGTTTTAGCCTGTCTTCCTGATATTTGAACAATCCTTTAACGGTATCGGATTCCGACCGCTTAAAGCCGCTGTCGGTGATATAGGCGTTCATGACGTCGAAACCAATGTAATAGGCAATGTTTAGGACTGCCGGTTGCACCAAATGCAACAAGCCATCGAGCGTGGCAAGGAGTGCCGAATCGGTCGAAGATCCAGCACCGGTAAGGTCACCGTTGTAATATGCCTGGAGTCCATTGTACATTTCCTGACCGATGACCGGGACAAGGTAATCGCGTTCCGCGTTAAGGAGGTGGGGCTGCAGCGTGTCGAAATTGGCTGAAGAACTGACGGAAATGTACTGTTTCACTTCCTCCATTTTGGGGTTTTTATCTTTGCTGAACAACATGATTATGCGGATTATTAAAGGATTGCACGGATTTTTAGGGATTGAACGGATGGATTACGATAACGTTTTGGTGGTACCGGAACCTGTATCGAGCGTAGTGAGGACGGTGTTGCGGAAACGCCATTCGATGTCTTCGTCTGCACCGTTGTAACGCGTCACCATCTCAAGGGCGTCCATCAGGTCCTGGCGGTCGAGCCAACAGTTGGCAATGTTCACCAAATAGGCTTCGCGGATGTTCGAGCCTCCCTGGTTCCCGGCATAAGTGCCACCCGGCATACCTGCACCCAAAACGTTGGGGTTGACCATGATCGAAAACATGATCTCGGAGTTGGCTGCGGCACTTGTGACAAGGTTCTGGTCATTCGAGAGCTTGTTTTCCAACGGTTTTATGATCCACTGCTCTTCGGCCCTACCGTTGTTCGGGTTGATCTCAAAAAAGGTGAAGATCGGTTTGTCCGCACCTTCAGTTCCACAAAGATTCGCCTCGATATCGTCCATGTAGCTGTCGATGGCCTGTTTACGAAGTTCGATGTTTGCAAAATCGGTTTTGGGGAACTGTTTGTCCCAAAAGGCATACGGGATCTGGATGTGCCATTTCCATGTGATCTGGTTCTCGTAGGCTTTTTTTAGGAACGAAGGGACTGTTTTGGCAATGTCCACCCATCCGGCCAGGTAGGCGGCCCACCAGATGGGGGAACTGTAATACTCCCCGTTGCCCCAACTGTCGCGGATCACATAGACGAACGATTTGCCGGCAGTCTTGTTGCCATACCTGCGGCGCTGGAGGTCGGCGAACGGGTCGTAATCGTCCAGCACATCATAGACTTGGTACTGCCCTTCGGCAGGGGTATCGGGCCATTTGCCAGATACGACGCAGCGGTTCACCGTCCCGGTCAACGGGTCGGCAAACTCCAACCTGCAATATTTTGCATTTATCGTGTTTATGCCAACGATTTGCGATCCATCGGCGTTCATGAGCACCTGCACGAAGGCACACCCAAATTTCAGGTAATCGCGAAGGGCTTTTGCCATGTATTTGCGGACCAGGCGCGAATTGGCAAACACCACCAGCGATTTGTCCTTAACCCGCTCAAGGATTTCGTTCCCTGCTTCATCGTAATCGGCAACCTTGCAGGCAAATATCCCCTGGCCCAAAGTGAAGTTCCGCGTAAACTTCAGTCCGCTGTTCAGCACCCCTACACTGCTGATGATCGCATCTGCCTTCGATGGGAAATCGTTGGCCGCCCCCCATGACGATATTTTGATATCTCCAACGGTGGTAAAATCCTCCAATGGGTTTTTGGGCTGAGCCGTGTTCTTGAGCTTTTCTACAGGCGTTCCTGTGGTGTTGGCCTGGTAACTCTTTGAATAGACCATCAAAGGGATGCCCGATTTGTTGTACAGGATGTTTGCCATTAGAGTTTGATTTTCATTCCGTTAAACTCGATCAATCCATCTATATGAAAGGGGGTTACGTGGCCGGTGGACTTGTTTTCTGCATCGACTGGCACAACGCCCCGCATCCGGTTGGATTTCATATCAAAACGAAGCCCTGCGGCCACGGCTCTAGGCATAAAAACGAGTTCGCCAATTTTGGTGACGAATTTGATCGAAAAGGCAACCTGCTTGCCGTCGGGTGTCTCTTTTGCCTCAAATTCCTTGAGGGCTAGGTTGCGCCGGATGGATTGTATTTCTGCCATAAAAATTACGAATTACACGAATTAAAACCGGATTGTAAGAATTTTCGGCAAAAATAGATGGCAGGTAAGGGGAGGGAAAGGACAAAAAAAACAGCGACTGTCCAAAATCTTTTATGCCAAATGTATGATCCAATTATCTAATGTTGTTATCGTTTTACAATTCATTTAGGACGTACAACTTTGCATAAACAACACAATATTTTTAGACTTATTACTGAATAAATAGTTTGTGGACATTAAAATAATGTGTAAATTTGTATTAAAAAGGAGGAATTCAAAATGCATTTAAATTCAAAATTACTCGTATGTGTTATTGTTTTGCCAGTTTTAATTCTATTATGCTGTTCTTTTATTTCTTTCAATCAAAAAGATAAGAATTACGATTTGGCAAAAGCTAATATGCTGGAATGCATTAAAATTACAAAGCTTGCATATGATGAGCTAAACGAATTAGGTCGTAAGGATATTAAAGGTGATGCCCTTTTTTTAGAAATTAAAAAAATAAGTGAAAAGCAATTGAAAGGAATTGGTGTTCTACAAAAAGAATATAATAAATTGCCATCATCTTCAAAATTGAACTTTTCCGATTCAGAAGAAGGGAAAATTTGTTTTAAACAACTTCATGAAGAGATGAGCAAATTTAATGCGAAAGCAACCTATTTGCTTAAAGACAATAATATTGTACCATTTGACCTAGGTCGTACTAAAGATTTAACCAAAACATTAAAGAAACCGATTACATTGCCAACTGAATCGAAGAAAAGGATAGAGGAAAAATGCAAATTTCTAAATTATTTAATAGGGGATATCACTAACATAAATGCATTGAAAAAAAGTGAGCTGCTTAGCGGTTTGAATAATCTTCGTCTTTCAGCTATTAATGGAGATAGAATAGCTATTGCTAGAATTAATGAATCATTGAAAGGAATGATTGAAATAATCCCTAAAGATAATCCCATCGAGCAGAATAATCTAGGTTTGTTTTATTTGAATATTGGGGAAACAGAAGAGGCTATACATTGGTTTAAGAAAGCTTCTGAACAAGGTAATTTAAACTCAATCAAAGAGTTAGAAAAATTGAAAATCAAGTAAGAATTAGTACTAACCAACGAGATGTCATTATCTATGTTGACTTTTTCAAAGTTTTTCTTCTATGTTGTAGTGTGGCGATTAGACTTACAACTTTGTTCGAGTATTTGCCAAGGCAATTGATCCATTGAATTTATTGTGTGGTCCCGATGTCTCCATTTGAAAATAGAGTTTGAAGCAATTTTTAAAATATCGTCAAATTTTACTGTATTATAATAGGAATTACTTATTTAATAATAAACATTTTGTATCAACCGATCATAATTAGCTATATGAGTTCAATAATAAAATCGAGATAAATGTAAACATTGGATGGCATTCTACATTTTCTTATGCCAACTAAACACTTTATATCTAAAATTTTCATTATGACTATTCCCGAGATTGAATAAAATATCCAGCAGAGTTCTTGTATATAAACAAATTTAAGTTTGTCTAAAGTTTTATCACGTATTAAAATATTTTGTTGCTACTCAATTAGAAGTCCATACTTTATTTCTTATTCCTATAAGTAATAAGTAGGTTTTTTATTTTTGAATTTGCAGCAAAATCTAAAGCAGTTTGACCATTAAAGAATTTTAAATCTGGATTTGCCCCTTTATCCAAAAGAAGCTTTACCACTTCAGCATGACCCTCATGTGACGCCATTATCAAGGCGGTAAATCCCTCTGGTGATTGTAAATCTATCTTTGCACCGTTATCCAATAGTAGCTTAACTACATCAAAATGTCCGTTTGCCGAAGCCTGGATCAGGGCAGTAATCCCATCAGAGGCTTGTAAATCTGCCGTTGCCCCATTCTCCAACAGAAGCTCAACTATTTCTGTAAGTCCGTTTCGAGAAGCCATCCACAAGGCGGTAACTCCATCTGACCTTTGTAAATTTACGTTTGCCCCTTTATCAATTAGAAGCTTTGCTACGTTTAAATATTTGATTTCTAATGAAGCCATCATCAAGGCGGTAAATCCATTAGATTCCTGTAAATCTACCTTTGCCAATTTTCCCAAAAGCAGGTTAACCACTTCTAAATGTCCTTTTTGCGAAGCCATCATTAGGGCGGTAACTCCGTTAGATAAATGTAAATCTACCTTAGCACCTTTAGCCAATAGAAGCTTTACTACTTCGATATGTCCATTTCCCGAAGCCTGTATCAATGCGGTCTTTCCATCTAAACCCTGCAAATCTGGATTTGCCCCTTTATCCAATAGAAGCTTAACCACTTCATTAAGACCGATTTGCGAAGAAATCGACAAAGCGGTAGCACCATCTGACCTTTGCAAATTTACGTTTGCGCCTTTTTCCAATAGAAGATTTATTACTTCTGTATGTCCCTCTTGTGACGCCACAAACAAGGAGGTGCCGCCATTAGTTTCAAGTAAATCTACCTTTGCCCCTTTTTCTAAAAGAAGCTTTACCAAATTGGCATTCCCTATTTGAGAAGCCATCATCAATGCGGACACTCCATCAGATTCCTGTAAATTTACTAAAGCCTTTTTATCCAAAAGTAGTTTTACCACTTCAATATGTCCGTTTTTTAAAGCCGCAGTCAAGGCACTAGATCCATCAGACATCTGTATATTTACGTTGGCTCCTTTTCCCAATAGATGCTTTACAACTTCTATATGTCCCTCTTGTGACGCCACAAACAAAGAGGTACAGCCATTAGTTGCAAGTAAATCTACCTTTGCCCCTTTTCCTATTAGAAGCTTTACCAATTCGGTATTTCCTAATTGTGAAGCCATCATCAAGGCGGTAGCTCCATTAGTTGCCTGTAAATCTATTTTTGCTCCTAAATCCAGCAATATTTTTACAACATCCGTACAACCATATAATGTGCAATACATCAACAGGCTCCAACCATTGGTAGTCGTATAATCAACAGATTTAATGGAAGATGCTAATATTTTGGAGCTAATACAATCTTTTGCTTTAAGCGTGCTGATTAACTTTTCAGCTTGAGAATCTGTTTGAGCCTGAATTTCTGTTACATTTGGTAAAAGGAATAAGGCAATCAATGCAATTAAACAAATTTTTTTCATGTAATTTTGTTTTAATTTATCAATTATTTCACAATGTTAAGTAAACAAAAAATTATATAAAACTAAAAGTGATTTAAATCGGATTCTTTTTTTGCCCGAATGCTAACGTCTGAGTTATGAAGCGTTTCTGCATTGCACTGACATTATTGAAGTATTAAACTTATATATTTTCATTTACTTGTCCAAAATGGCAAGTAGATATGATTTTTATCGTCTTGTCAGCTTGCAAGGATATCAATCCAAAATAAATTATTTTTAAAATTCAAAATTAAAAAAAAATGTTAGGAATCAATTAAATAAAATATTAAACATGCCTAATATATAGGAACTACATGTTGACTCGTTTGATTTTTAAGAAAGTTCAAAAACTTGGAGGCAGTTAAAATATGAAACTTATAAAAAATTTGCTCAACCTTATGATTATAATGCTGCTAGTTACAGCACCACTGTCCTACGTGAATGCTTCAGAGCTCCTTAAAGCAATTAAAGCAAATGACATTAAGGGAGTCGAAGCCCTGGTCAAAGACAAAAAGCAGTTAAACCTGCTTTTATCCGATGAAAATGGAAATAAAAGGACACCGTTGATGGATGCATCTGAGTTTGGATACTCCGACATTGTTAGATTGTTGATTAGGTATGGCGCAGATCCTAATATTGCACCTAATGACGGCCCTTCAGCCCTATTGCTGGCATCAAATCGAGGGCATCTCGTTGTGGTAGAGTTGCTAGTTGAAAATGGTGCTAATATCAACGCTACAAATAATTGGGGTGCAACACCATTGATAAATGCTGCAAGCAATGGACACACGGATGTAGTGAAGTTCCTATTACAACATGGTGCAAATCCAAATGCAAAACTACAAACCCCATTTGATGTGGAAGGGAGAACAGCGTTAATGATGGCTGCTGCACAAGGCGACAAGACGACTGTTGACGTAATCATCAAAACATCTCCAATTATTGATATTGATGAGCGGAATAAAGCATATTCCATTCTCAAAGAAGCTGAAGGCAACAGGGAATATATTTCCGGAACAGTTTTGGAGGTCTCTAGCGATTTTCTGCGTGTTAAGATGATGAATTCTATTTATAAGTTTCCAATACAACAGCAAACAAAAATTGTGGACAATCAAGGCTTGAGCATTGCAATAAACCAATTTAAGAAAGGCGATGCAGTAGCTGTTACATATAATCGCGATAACGTCATAGAAATCATTAAAGGTGGTTGGACGGTTACGATTGAGCCATTGCAGAAATAGCAACATGTCGCCGTCTTGAAAATTGCAACATCTGACCGCTTTACCGCTGCGCTTTATGATGCCTGAGCTTAAACATTAATCTGGAATTTATGACCTCAAAAAGGGAATCCGCGATAAATTTCTATCTATGTATTATGACAAAACCATAGTAAATTATCGAATGTAATATTGTAGTTCTTATCAGCAGTACCGAACAAGATTTACATGACTTTCTTGAACAGCAAAAGATTTTTTTAACATAAATTATTCATCCTGAAAATATCATCATCTTTAACATGTCAATTCGACTGTATAAGCCTGACTGTCATTAGAATAGATTTACAGAATTAATTATTAATTTTACAAATTATCTAAAGGAAAATTAATCGTTTGTAAACTATTTCTGTCACGTCAATATAGATTTCTGAAGCTTTTCTGTTTTTTTTGTTCCAGAAGTTACACTAAATTAGATAAATATGTTCCTATCTTAAATCACTGAAACTTTTCTCCCCACGATCAAAAAAAGGGAGCTTTCGCTCCCCTTCTTTAAAGATTGATTTGGTTTTCAATCTCACGGACTTTTGAATCGAGGGTCCGTTTCATCTCGTCGATCACCGATGCAATCACCGGCGAATTCGATGTCTTGAACTCATTGCCGGCGGCATCTTTCAACAATAAAATCGAACTCATCGAATCGGCTCCGATGTTGAATGTCTGTAACTTACGGCGGCTTTCGTTCAACGTCCTCCACCTGTCGATCAGCAACGTGAGGTCCTCTACCCTTTGGATCCTTTCGTCCAAGGTGAGCTTCCGCGGCTCTTCCTTGATCTCGCTCTTTACAACCGTCATCACCGGAGCTGCAACAGCTTCAACGGCAGTTTCTTCGACAACTTCTGCAACACCATTGGTGATCTTCTCTGCAACACTTGCTTTTCCCATAACACATCTGCCGCTGCCCTGCGGACTTATTGTGGCTTCTGGCTCGCCGTTAAACTTAAATTTCGGGCAAACCAGATTGAGCCGGGCGGATTCTTGTCAAGGGTGAATGTCTGAATCCCCTCCCTCACCCTTCGACTTCGCTCAGGGATCGGGAGGGGAATCTGACCAAACACGAAGTGCCTGAGGTTGCTGCACCAAGGGTTTCAATACTGCGGCAACCGGAAGGCCCTTGACGTTTCCGATCCGGCGATCAATACCTTTGCCCCGTAATTTGAGTATAACTAGTTATATTTCAGAACACAAAATGAATACCGGAGACAGGAGAAGGAAACAAGAGAATGATAGTGGAGACTGCGACCATAAAAAAAGCCCCGGTCAACGGGGCCTTTCTCCTTAAAAAGGCAATTCGTCCTGATCAGCTTTGGCTGTCGATTTTTTCTTGTTTGTGGCCGGTTGCGCGGAAGCTTTCTTGTCCTGCCTTTTTGGTTCAGATTCATCGACCTCTTCTTCAGTGTTTACATAAACGGTGTATTCGCGGCCAAAATTGTCAGGTTGCTTCATCTTTGCGACCTCGAAGGTGACATACGCCACATTGCCATCTTTGTAGAAGTAGGCAAATTTCTCAAGGTCTTCCAGTTTGCAGGTGATCTTTGCAATTTGCCCTCCGGCAACTCCTTTTCCTTTTCCAATGTAGTTTTTTACGAATGTTTTCATGACAGCGATTTTTAGTTTAAAATTATGTGCAGGTTACAAGTGCGCCGTGGAGGGGCAGTCAAGGAGGAACTGGAATACCGGAAAACAGTGAGGATATGCCGGGAAAATCCTTGAATGAGGGGACCGATACCCGGAGCGGTACACAACCTTTGCATGGAATTTGGAACAAAAACTGTCAGCAGGACATGCCGGAAAATTTGGGAAGGGGAATTTGCGGGGGCAGCAGCCATTAATCAACCAAAACGCGAAGGACTTTTTTTTGCCACAAAAGAGGGATGGGGCAATGTCGCCAGGCAGCAATAGAAACCCGACAGGGCGCAACATAACCAAGTAAACACGAAGTGGGGGTTGCCAAAAAGAGCAGGACGGTTCCGGGCTGTCCCAAATTGGCACAAAAAAAACGTTGCCGAAGCAGGAGGATGCCCATTAAGGCGAAAGGCCATTGATCGGGGCTTCGGAAAAAAGGGGAGCAATGTTGGGATTTGTGGGGTTATCGACCAAAAAAGGGGGAACCCCTTTTCTTTTTTTCAACAGGCATACGGGTTTCCGGTGCCTGCATAGACCTCTTCGTCTGCTACCGAAGATAGGAACTTGCGGTAAGGTGCATCGCCACATGTGGGACAAAACACCTCACGCGACGATGGCCAATAATAAACCGAAGTCCCCTTCTGGATCTTCGTTTTGCATTTGGAGCAAGTGGACGAGAACTTGGCTGTGATCAGCCGTGGATCATTCGAATAATGTGACATGGAAAATTACCGCTGCCTTGCGGGTTTGTTTTGGCACCTGGCACGCCTGTTTGTTTTAATTACTAAGTTTTCAACCGAATCGACAATGAACCCTTTGTCGCGGTGGTGGACAATGGTGGGAATTTCCATAAATCCCATGTTGACGTAGGTAAAAAGGATATTGCCCCAATAACCGTTCTGCCATTCGCCCTCCACCAATTCGACACCAAACCCAAAGAGGATCTGGTCGAAAGCGCACATCTTTTGTTCATCGAGCCTCGGTGGGTTGAAGCACTTTGAGAGCCAATGCCTTACGTGCGAGAATTCTTTGGGGTCAAGTTTGTTCGAAAGGATCTTTCTGATATTGGATTCCTGCTGTGGATTAAGGTCGAGAATTTTTAAGTCCATAAAAAAATGCCCCTGCCCTGGGGACTTGCTGTGGCTACTGGCACGCCGTTAAAAAAAAATCTGTTACTCTACCGATGTGATCACAAGGCGGCCATTCTCAACAGCCACTTTGATCATTTTCGATGGTTCGAAGCCGGCTTCCTGTAACCAGTTGCCGCATAGGGTCAACTTTGGGACTTTCTTGGGTACCCGGTCATACTTCCCTTGCCGGTACTGTGGCTGAAGCTTGATGATGCGTGGTTCCATATCGTTAGTCCTCCGATGGTTTCATGATGAATATTGCGGGCGACGGATCGTCAATATCCTGCGCGGTGATCACTGCCTTCAACTTTACCAACCGGTTCAGACGAGCGTCCCCGTGCCGGTATTCGTTGGCTTCCCAGTCGCCATCATCGTTCAACCGGCAGACAAACTTGAACGAAATGGTTGCGGTTTCACATTTTTTGGCGGCATGCATGAACATCCAGAGGATATCCCAAAGTCGGCCATTTAAATCCTGCTCGTTACCCAACCCCTCCGGGACTTCGACATATTTTGACCAAGCTGCCTGGGTGAGGTACACCGGGTAAATTATGCCACATTCCTTCGACTGCCCATCGGCAACCCGGACCAAAGAACCGTCCTGTACGGCTTCTTTTGTGGTGTAGGTCGAAATGATCTTACAATTTTCCATTTGATTTCACCGCTGCCCTGCGGGTTTGTTTTGGCTTCTGGCTCGCCTATTAATTTGAACCAGTAGAGATTGAGCCGGGCGGATCAGGTCAAGGGTGAATGTCAGATTTTTAACCTTACCCTTCGGCTTCGCTCAGGGACCGGTTAAAAATCTGAACTCACACGAAGTGCCGGAGTGTGCTGCATATGGATTGAAAGCGGCAGCACACGCAAGCCCTTTACCGTTCCGCATCGGCGATCAATAACTTTGGTGAAAATTGTAGGAGAGAGAATCTCCTCAGAGATTGATAAGTTCTGAAGGTTGTTTTTCTTATGACGGATTCTGGGGTTCAAAGGTAAATTTCTATAACAATGTAATATCCTAAACGACAATTGTTTAGTAAAATTGCTTCTCAACCTGGCTTTTAACGTACAGTTGATGGAAGGTATCCAGTGAGTTGAACCGAAGCAGGTAGTCGATCTGAACGATGGTAAGCCGTGCCATGTCAAAGTATCTTTCGATGTCGGGATACCTGGCCTTCAGCATTTTCAGTTTAAGTTTGGAAGCTTCGAAAAGCAGGGTCTTGCTGCTTCCCAAGGTATATGCCGAAACAACATTTCCACCGTTCGACTCGATGTAGGTCTTGAGACCTTTCAATGTCGCGCCTGTGGTAAAGACATCATCGACGAGGATATATTTTCCGGCAGGTACATCACCGGAGTATTCCGGATCGAAGTACATCCTGTCGATCATCGAATCTCCCGGACGGTTGTTCATCAGAAAAATTGAGCCACAAAGTTCTGAATTGGAATTTTCGACGATCCTTGTGGCCAGTGCCAATGGGATCTTGTTGCCTGTTGGTTTTTGCACCGGACAAACAAAACCTGTTAATTGCATGAAGGCATCAAAATCCCTGACCAGTTCATCGATCAGCAAAAAGGCAGACTCAAGGCTGCCACTGTTGGCGGCTTTGTAATGTTTGTTCCGGAGCATTGTGTTTGTGTTCGACAACCGGTGGATAAGGTTAATTTTCATGGGGTACACCGCTGCCCTGCGGTTTTGTATTGGCTTCTGGCCCGCCGTTATGATCAAATTTCGGGCGGACACCGTTGAGCCGGGCGGATTGGGTCAAGGGTGGATGTCACTTTTCGCCCCTTTTCACTTCGGCTTCGCTCAGTGAACGGGGCGAAAAGTGAACCCACACGAAGTGACGGCGGGTGCTGCAGCCATTGTTTCGATCAGTGGCACCCAAAGTCCCTTGACGTTTCCGACCTGGCGATCAATAACTTTGCGCGGAATTTGGGCATGACAGGATCTCTAACGATATCTGTTATGTGAACCTGATGATCCTCAATTGCTTTCCCAGACTATTGGCTTTGTCGATCATGTGCAGGGTGCCAGGCGATTTCCCGTCCCAAAAAGCGATTACATGGGTGCAGGCTTTTAATATTGTCAGATTTCTTTTCATGCCGGCACTTTTCCCATGCAGGTCCCAATCGGCTTTGTACACCTCGACGGGAAAGTTCTTCTCCGCAGCATATTTTTCGGCGAGCCTGTCGGTACCCCTTGCACCTCCCGAAACGATCTCAACAGATTTTGAATTGGACAGTATGGAATCACATTTTACCTTCAACAGTTCATAATCGGTAAAGCTCCTTGATCCTATAATTGCAACTTTCATAATGGTTTACCACTGCCCTGTGGGTTTCTATTGGCTCCTGGCCCGCCGTTAATTTCCGTCAAGCAAGGTTGAGCCGGGCGGATTAGGTCAAGGGTGAATGTCAGAAAATAACCCCCTTCGACTTCGCTCAGGGACCGGTTATTTTCTGAACAAACACGAAGTGCCTGCCCTTTACTGTTCCGCATGGCGATCAATAACTTTGACGGCAATTAGCTGGGGGATTTTTTCTCCAGATCCTTCCATTTTCCGGATGTGGCTTTCTGTTCCTTATCTTGCGACATAAAAAAAAGCCCACTTTCGGGGCTTTTCCTGATCAACAAGTTGCAGGTTCCTTGTCGATATTGATAAGTTCCCAGGAGGCATATTCTTCATTTTCTTCTTCCCATGCTTTAAGGCTGGCAGAATCCGTATTTGGGGCCAATCTGAACTGGAAATTTGTTGAAGGGTTTTCTACACTGTAATTTGCGGAAGTTTCATTAGCTGTTTTCATGGCACAAAAATTTTAGTTAAAAATTATATGCAGGTTACAAGTGCGTCGCGGAGGGGAAGTCAAGGAGGAACTGGAATACCGGAAAGCAGTGAGGATATGCCGGGAAAATCCTTGAATGAGGGGACCGTTACCCGGAACGATACACAACCTTTGCAGAGAATTTCAACGGAATTTTGCCTTGGGAATAGCAAACGGATGCCCAATTACAGAGAAAACCTAAAAACTGGTTTCATATATTGGCGCCTAAATTCTGCCGGCCAAACCATAAGGAAGAAAAATGATCTGCCGCCGGACTTAAACAATTGTCAAACCTGCTGCCTATCGGGAAAAGACCGAAGGGGCCAAACCAATTGGGAGCTGCATTTTATTTGGGGTTAACTAAAAGTGGCTTTGGCCATCTTTTGATATAACGTCGCCTATCCAAGAGTAATCCTGGGGGACGTTGGTACTTTCTTCCTGTGTTCCTGTTTGTGGATCCTAAGGAGGTTGGGTGGGGTGCCAATGTTGCGACCATAAAAAAAGCCCCTGTTGTGGGGCCTTTCTTGCTTTGCAGGCAACTTTTACATTGTGCTTTTGGCTTTTTCTTTTTGGGAGGGTTTGCCGGTTCGTGCGGCAGGTGCTTTGTCCTTGCCCTTTTTTGGGGCTTCGTCTTCGGCTTCCTCCTCTGTTTGCACATAAACGGTATAGTCGCGTCCAAAATTGTCGGGTTTTTTCATTTTTGCAACCTCGAAGGTGACATACTCCTCTACTCCATCTTTGTAACAGTAGGCAAAATTTTGAAGGTCCTCCAGTTTGCAGGTAATTTTAACGATGTCCAGGGTGGCAACTTTCTTACCTTTTCCAATGTAATTTTTTTTGTACGTTTTCATGACAGTAAATTTTAGTTTAAAAATTATATGCAGGTTACAAGTGTGTCGTGGAGGGGCAGTCAAGGAGGAATTGGAATACCGGAACGCAGTGAGGATATGCCGAGAAAATCCTTGAATGAGGGGACCGATACCAGGAACGATACACAACCTTTGCGTAGAATTTAACAACAAAATTCTGTCGCCAAAAACAAATCAAAAACAACCATTGGCTAAAGGTAATTTGCCAAATTGGTACACCGGAATACCAAAAACGTGGGGAACGCAAATTGCCACATTTACAGATGGTGCCGGGAGGGTGTTGCCAGGTTCAAAAAATACGCCCTTTTCAATTCTGGCATACCAATATTTATGCGACCACAAACGGGGATGCCAAGCCACAAAGCAATGCTCAAAGCCATGCCAAAAAAAACCAAGCCACTTGCCCCAAAACAGCCAAAGGCACAAATGTTGCCGCAAAAGCGGGACGGACAACAACGGGGCAGCTGTATCCAGGAGCAAGTGTTTCATTGGGGAACGAGCAAAAAAGGGGTTTTTCTCCCCTTTTTTTGTTGTCATTTCATTTTTGAGGCTCTCCTGGCAACCGGGAACCGTTTTATATTTTCGTAACGGTCGGTTATCTTGGCCAGGTTGTTGTAACGGTCGGAATTGAAATTGTTCAGCAGCCATATCGTTTCGGCCACAAGGGCAATGTTCATCGCGTAGTTATCGATGGTCTTGTAATAAGTACTGTCCCGGACTTTTGTGGTAAAGGTATAGTCGTTCATCTTCCGGATCAGGCCGATGCGAAGGGACTCGAACCTCCTTTGGGATTGGGACATACTATCGAGGAACTGGTGTTCTGTCATTGGTTTTTGCCGCTGCGCTGCGGACTTGTTGTGGCACCTGGCACGCCGGGTTTGGTTTTGTTGTCCAGTATCTTGTCCCACAACCGGTTCATCTTTTGCTTTTCTGTCCTGGATGCCTTGAAACCAAAAAAGGCCTTGCCAAACAGCGACCAGCCACAAATGGCCAATTCATAAATTTCATCGTTTGTCTTTCCGTGGAGTTTTAAAGCGGTAATTTTCTTGTTGTTCATTTTGAATGCCGCTGCCCTGCGGACTTGTTGTGGCACCTGGCACGCCGGATTTGGTTTTGTTGTTTAAAGTTGGCCGTCGTCCGCCATCGAGTGGAAACCGTCGGTTGTGAGGATGATGTGGTCCACCAAGGCGATGTTCAGGATCTTTCCGGCATCTTTGACCTCACGGGTTATTTTCTTATCTGTTTCACTTGGCTCAAGATTCCCAGATGGATGGTTGTGGGCAATTATTATTGCGCTGGCATTTGCTTTGAGCGCAACCTGATAGATGACCCTCAGGTCGATAATTGTGCCTGTGATGCCGCCTTTGGATACCTGGTGGTAACCGAGGATCTGGTTTTGTCGGTTGAGCATTATCATGTACATAAATTCGATGTGGTCGTAAGACGGCCAAAATTCTCGTAACGCACTGGCAACGGACTGCGATCCAACAACCTTGAACCGGTCAACGGATTTTACAGGGTTCGAATAGGTAATCTGGACTTCTGCAAGGAATTCTGGAATCATGGTTTTTCACCGCTGCCCTGCGGGTTTGTGTTGGCATCTGGCTCGCCGTTAAACTTAAATTTCGGGCAAACCAGAATTGAGCCGGGCGGATCAGGTCAAGGGAGAATGTCAGTTTTCGCCCCTTTTCACTTCGGCTCCGCTCAGTGAACGGGGCTAAAAGTGAACAAACACGAAGTGCCGGGAAGGGGCAATATTGTTGGGGATTTGGTGATGTGAGCCTGGACGGCCCTTTACCGTTCCGCCCCGGCGATCAATAACTTTGCGCGGAATTTGAGTGTAATAGTTTACTTCTCAGACCAGGAATAACACAAGAAATACTTCCGATGGGTAATGGGTGCGTTTATCTTATCCTTAAGCAATATAAAATCAAAAGAATTCTGAAAATAATTTAAATAAGTTAGGTAAATTTACCTAATATTGTTTTTAAATACAAATTATTGCCTATATTTGCAAGGTAAATTTACTTAATATTTCAATTTAAAATGAGCGATAAAATTTTTAATGTATTTCTTCAATCACTCATTAAGCCCATAAATGAGACAGATAGTAATATCGAAGAGGTATCACTAAAGATACTTTTCGAGAAACGAATGAAAGAGCTTGGTTTGTCTCAAAACCAAGTTGAAAAATTGCTTAATATTGAAAAAAAATCACTAAATGGTATTTTAGACAGAACAGCAAAAAGGGTTGACGTAGTCAATATTTTGAAACTTGGCAATTTTCTTAATCTACCACCAGAGAAATTTTTGGATATTTATATTCTTGAAATGCCTTCCGAATCAATTGGAGATTTGGAACAGGCTCGAAAGTCAAATTTTATCATTAGTCGATTCGATCTGAGCGGACTTCACAAAGCAAAATTTCTTAACTCAAAGAGTGATTTGGATTATATTGTACATCGAATTAATAAATTTTTCGGTATTAACAATATATTTGAATACGATCAGAATAATATATTTTCTGCATTTAGTCGTACAAAAAAAGGATCAAGTAATTTAATGCGTGATTTTTGGGTCAAATCTGCATATGTTCAATTTGTTGGTATCAAGAATCTTAATCCTTACGATCGGAATGCCTTAGTTGAATTGATGCCAAAGATTCGACCATATACTATGAACGTAGAAAGGGGATTACTTACTGTTGCACAGGCATTGTATTGTGTTGGCCTTACTGTTATTTTTCAACCAAATTTGCCAAATGTTCAAGTAAGAGGTGCTACTTTTTTAGTAGATGAAAAACCTTGTATTGTATTAACTGATTTTAATAAGAGTTATCCAACAATATGGTTCGCATTAATGCACGAAATACACCATGTATTGTATGATATGGATACAATAAAAAGTTATTCCTACCACATAACTGGTGAGCCAGACTTAATATTGATAAATGAAGATAAAGCCAACGATTTTGCACGAGAATATTTATTTTCAGCAGAACGCAGTAAATATATTTCATCTTTTATTAATAATGAACTGATTGTTAAGGAGTACGCTAAGCAATCTCAAGTTCATCCAAGTTTTATCTATAACTTTTACAATTTCGACAAGTATCTTCAAGGCGATAATTATGCTTGGAGTATGTACAAATCATATTTTCCCGATATTAAATTGGCAATCAGCCGTCTAAATACGAACCCATGGGATAAGGAAAAAATTGAAGAGAGTATTATGCATTTAAAAGAAACTGTGTTTAATTTCATTTAATTAATAGAATATGAAAAAAGTTATTTCGGATGAGAATGTCAAAAAAGTAAGACTGGAAGAGGAAGAAAAGCTGCTAATTCTTGCAAAAGCAGACGATGTCAAAGGTGAGCAGCTTGTAATCACAGCTACTGGAATTAAAACGGAGAATGAATTAAAGCAGTTTGCGTTAGGGGCAGTTGACAATCCGGACAGGAAATTCGAACTTTACTATAAGGGTATTATGAAATTACTTCGAAAATTCCTGCCAACCGGCAAACCGAATCGTAAAGCCAGGGCATTCATTTATGAGGAAAAAAATACATTTCTAACACGGGGTAAAAGAATCGGCGTTAATGGTATTCGTGGAGGTGATAGTCGGATGGCGTATATAAGTGATATTCAAGAACTCCTTGATGTCATTACCGAATGGATCGTTTCACATGGCACAATGGTTGAATTGTATAATTCAATCCGTGAACTTAATGTATCAAAAGGATATGGAACGGGTAAAGAGTAGGGAGGAATCCAATAAAAACGGTTTGGCTTCCACTTATGATGTACTCTTTTTTCTTTTTATAAAAATCGAATTTGCACTAATTCTTTGAATGGTTGATTATCTTTCTCAGATGCAATTAATTTAAAATATTCATGAGTTTTCCACAATCTTTATCTCCTCTTCCGTTAAGCGGTAAAGCTGGTAAACGAGTTGGTCGATTTTGGATTCAAGGGAGCTAGTATCAACATATGAATCTTGCTTTTTTGAGTTTAGAATACTACTAACAGAATTAACTAACTCATCTGTAATATTATGAGATACTATGTTTATTGGAATTTGAGATAAACTGAATATTGTTACTTGAGGGAAGGTTGATTTAAAATCGGAAAACATTATTTGCCAAAAATACTTTATCAATTTGGAATTTATTATTGCAAGAAGGTATTTTAAAAAGTTTTTATCAGGATTAATAACTGTGAAAATATTTCCTGTAACGGCAAATGGATCTTCTATTAAAGTTGCAATGGGTCGTGTTCCAATTTGACGAATGCATATCTTAAAAGGAGATAAATGCACATCTTTATCCCAACATCCACCAGAAGTACTTGGTCTTTTAAATAGCACATACTCAGTGGGTAAATTATGAGAGTACCTCAATATATCTGAACCTGATAAAATTTTTATATGCATCTCTGTATCTTTTGTTTTAGAAAAATACATATGCTTATCCCCTGTAATTAATCCTCTATTAATGGCACAAAACTCACTCAATTTATCATATTTTGTTATCTTCTGAATTACTGAGATATTATTATTGTTGATTAAGAGATTCCAAATATTGTTGGCAACAGAACTAAAATATTTTTGACTAAGGTGGTTATAATGATGATTACCACTAATAGTTTTTTCAAAATGTGTAGTTGTTTCAACCAAATTGTCATGTACCCCATTTGTGTTTTTTTGAAATAGATAGATAGCTGTATGAACATCTGCATCATCAAAAACCTTTTCAGTTGATACAATAATTTTTAAAATTCGATTGTTTTTATCAATATAAGTTCGCAAATTTTCTGCAAAAACATTATTTAAAAGAGTACTGGGGGCAATGAATGACAAATAGGAATCCTCCTTGCCTAATAAGCCACCCAATTGAAAAAATAGATGAAACAAATCAATTTTAAAATCTGCAAATGGAAATTTATTTTTCATCAGTGAAATTTCTTGAACTGATGTATTATTAGGTTGAATCATCTTATAAGGTGGATTCCCAATTATTACATCAAAACCAATGAATTCGCCATCATCATTCAATACCTCAGGAAATTCAAACCTCCACTCAAAAGCGTTTTCATATATTTTACTGCTCCGGATCTCTTCGAGTTCAGTTTCAAGTTGGCTCATTGTATCAGTGAGTTCCTTGACTTGTTTGTTCCAGATTGTTTTCTCATTTTTGGTCTTTTCAAACAGGCTGGTTTGGGTCGTTAGGGCAAAAAGTTCGCCTTTTACTTTATTGAGTTTTAAGAGCCTTTTATCGTTGGCTGCAATTTCACTTTCAAAGTCGTTTTTTATTCCGTTGATCATCCGTTCCATAGCCCTTTTCTCCTCCTTAGGATGTGATATGAAATAATGTGTACATTTGTGCAAAATTCAATGTATGCAAGACGATAAACGTTTGGAAGAA